AGGGCGTTCCGGTTATTGCTTGCGATATACCCCAGATGCACAATCCGTCAGCCACTAAATTTGTGTTGCAGCTCATGGCAAATATTGCTGAGTATGAGGCTGCGACTATCTCTGAGCGTACTAAAGCTGCACTTGCTGCGAAGAAGGCCCGGGGAGATAAGATAGGATCGCCAGCTCCGGAGATAGGGGCAAGGGAAGGGGGCAAGGCTACTAGGAGTGCAGTTGATGAATGGGCTGAAGAGCTGGTGCCGATTGTCCAGGAGCTTCAGAAATATGGCTGTGATACCTATGAGAAGCTGGCTAAAGGGCTCGAAGCTCGAGGGGCTAAAACTTTTAGAGGTAATACCCACTGGGCATTATCTTCAACACGCAATCTTATAAAGAGAATAGAAGGGAGCTGATATGGTATATGGCCCAATAAAAAAACCAAAGAACAAAATAGAAAGGCCGGTAGAATATTATCATTACATATTAGACAAATATGGTGAAGGTGTTTGGGCTGCAATATATGTTAACGACCATTCCGGTAAACAAGTGTTTAAAGATGAATGGACAGGGGATGGTACATTAAGCAGAAACAAAAAAGGCCAGTTTTTTTTCACACCATATTATTAGGAGAAATAAAATGAAAAAAGAAGAGATTTTAATCGATGTGCATGACCGAAAGCCAGAGGATTATGTGAGTGGGATGACGATGCCAGAGGGAATACCATTGCAAGGCAATTTAAATGCTTGGAATGATTATTGTATGACTTTAGCGTATATGCAACTAACAGCGAGTGCCGATAATTACGACAGCAAATATAAAAAATGCATTGAATATTTCAAATCAACTTACCAGAAAATGTCAGTTTTTCGTCTTCTATACCTACAGCATAGTGTATCTGGTGAATACACTAAAAGCTTCATTTACAAAAGACTGAACCTAACGAGAGGCTTTGTCTATGGTGTCATCAAAGATGCCGTAGAAGAGGGTTGGGTCACGGACGATGATAACGGTGTAGCCCTTGCACAACATGGGATAGAGGCATTCCGTCACTATGCTACAAAATGGTGGAAAGCGAACGAAAATAGTGGTTTGTCTGGGCAATTTTTCAGAGTTTGGCATAGTCGAAATGCTGAATTCGTTAAAGACAATATTTGTAATCAGTATTTACAAAAATACCTTTGAGCGATTTGACAGTGAAACCAAAATGAATAAATCATATAGATAAGGAGATGTAATGGTATATCGCAAACGTAATAAAGATGAACCTATACCATCTACTAGACGAGGCCAGAATTATTTTAAAACCACTGAGGATGGATTTGGAGAACTTAATAAACTCTATAATGATTTCGATGATTACCCGCCACCTGATACAGATAGTCTTGGAAGGCGCAAGCCTGTTAAGCAGGATGACCGGGCTAAGATGTTGCAGCTCAGCCGTGAGGTCTGGGATATTTATTCCGGGACACCCAGGGCAAGGGCTAAGAGGTGGCAAAATCAAGAAAACTATAGACGCAATGTTGCGATTGGCGGGGGTACGACCATGAGGATCACGGTCCCTACTTTAAACCTCAGCCATCTCGATAAAGCTATTCATCGTTTCTCTCAGCTCACCGAGGAGCTACAAGCAATCAAAAGCCTGGAGATGGGCAAACGCACAAACAGCAGGACACGATTAATGTTGATGCGTTCTGCTGTTTATAATTGTCATACCCGGCTAAAGTTTGATGCAGATAGCTACAAAGGTACGGTAACAGAAGATTTTGAGCCGCAACGGGGAGACTGATACAATGGGCAAAGGGTCAGATTTATTTTTGCGGAAACCTTTTGGCTGTTGTAGAATTCTCTTACAATTAGCAATAGGAGATAGATATGGAAAGACAGGATCATACAAAAGGCAAACGTACCCATTTGTCGCATAATATATATACTGGTAGCCCAGTGTATAGGCAAAACTTACTGAACAGTATTATTAATACTACTCAGTCTACCAGGCTTAACAGGCAAACCAGGCTTAGTAAGTCAGACATTATCGAACTAGTAGTTGATTGCGTGGCATTTACAATTTTATTTGCTGGCTTTATTTATCTTATATCTATTTCTCATGACATTAATCTAGCAATTATTGCTTGGCTGGAGAGATAGAAATGGTTGGAAAAATTACATCATCTACTATTCTATCAGGCTCTAAAGCCCCTGTTCTTATGAACCAGTCTCACCCTACCTATGGAGAGAGCCGCAATGATTTGCTGGCTAGTCACCTAAATGCATTAGGGAAGGGTAGCTATATCATAGGCAATCAGACAGTCGGTGAGGCTGCCGGCTGGGGCAATGAGTTTGAAGGTCCGATTATCAAAGTTGCTGCTGAGAGACTTGGCATTTCAAAATTCAATTCTGAAGTTACAGACGTATATAAATATAAAGACCTGTTTGCTGTTAGCCTGGACGCGATATTTTATAATGAGTTTATGGAAATATCTACTAACGATAGTATCATTTGCATGAACGGAGATAAAATGAAACTCCGGGGCAATGGTGTTTGCGAGGGTAAATTAACTTCAGCTCATTACACTGAGATACCGCCACCTTATAGAGGCCCGTGGCAATTACAAATGCAGATGCTATGTAAAGGTGCTAAGTGGGGTGTAATAGCAACCCTATATCAAGGCACCAGGCTAGTGCTAAATGTTTATTATGCAGATGATTATATGCAGAGGCAGCTTATTGAGGCTGCTAAAGATTTCTATGCACGGCTAGATGGGCCGGATTGGTATCCGGCAATGAGCAGTAATGATGCTGCCAGGACCTGGAATAATGGAGAAGACCATTTGCCAAGCGTAGACCTGGAGCCCATAGCTGACCTTGCCATGCAATATTATGACGCAAAAAGAGCTGCTAAGGCTTCTGAGGAATTGGCTAAAGACATTGAGCCTAAACTTATGACGCACATGGCAAACCATGAGCTAGCACATTTGAAAGATGAAAATGGAGAGATGATGTTTGAGCTTAAATGGCCAACACGTGCCTATAAGGCTCAGCCAGAAAAAATAACACCGGCTAAACCCGCTCGCTCGGAGCGTCAAAAGTCGTTGACGATCCCAGCTAAATATTTCACAGGAGATTACGCATGAGCCTCACAAAAAGACAAAAGGATGTTTTAGATTATGTCGTGCAGTATCAGCGAGAGAATGGTTATAGCCCTACATACAGACAGATAGCCAAAGGTATAGGAGTCTCGAGCGTTGGTGGTGTAGCAGCTCACATACATAAATTACAAGACAGAGGCTTTGTCAAAACACTACCAGGTAATAGACAGATGATAGAGGTATTAAAGACTAACCCTCTGCCATCAAATGCGCTTGCTCTTTAGTCTCGAGATTACGTCTACTCCAGCCTTTGCCGAAATGCTCAAAGGTTTTTAGCTTTTCATAGAATTTCTGTCTTCGCTCATACATTTGATTGATTAACTTGGCCGGGTCCTTAGCTGCGATACCGGCCAGTGTCATTGGACCTATATCTCCGTCTGGCACTGCATCTACAATATTCTGTATAAACTTAGCAGCTCTACCAGGACCAGAATTAACAGCGAAATCAAAAACACTCCAGTCCAAGCCTGAGGGTAATGCGTCTGCGTTGATTACTTGCCAGTAATTTGCAAGGTATATTGGCTTTACATCATCCTCAGTGAGTTCCTTCATGTCTTTAACATCAAGTCCATGTTTCATGCAGTAATCTTGATAGACACGTTTTGTCACTCCTAGATTAGTTTCACCGCCCGGATCATTTTTATTATTCACGTAACCGCCTTCATGATCCATCAGATACTCAAAGCATTTATCGAAGTTGTATCTCATTTAGCAACCCCTTTGAACTTCTCGAAACTACGCATCCCACCTAATCCCAGCATACCTAGCAAGATTGTCATAAGACTTTCCATATCAAAAGCTGGATATTGAGCAGTGGGATATCCCAGGTAAGCAGTTACTACATCCATAGTTGGGAAAATTAAAAAGTGAGCCAATAAAGCAACACCGCAAGTCCAGCCAATAAAAGGCCGCCAACCAGCAACAAATATGTTTCTGTGTTGAGCCTCAGCTTTATTGACACTGACTTGAGCCATAGCTGCTTCATGTGCTTGCTTTTCAGCAAGGGTTGCTATGTCGTGTGCTAGTGCTGCTTTTTGGTCCTTGTCTTCAATAAACTTGTCTAACAGCCCAGTAACCGGGCCTATCAGGGCTTGTATCATTTCTTTTTAGCTTTCATTATTTTCTTTTTTAAAGCTGCCGGCAATGTCTGCTGCTTAGCTGTAAGTTTTGTTTTTTTAGCTGCGGGTCTACCTACTTTAGACCCATAAGTTCCTTTACCCATTGGCATTTTTTAACTCCTGTTTTTACTTGCCCACACACTTGTAGCCATAAAGGTGGCCACAATCCCTAAATTTGCTACCACGTAAGTTGATAGCAAAGCTGTTACCATTTCTATCCTCGAGTCCGGGATGATAGGTGTCATACTAATTATTATCAGCCCTATAGAACTGATAGAGCTGACCCAACAAATAAGACGCTGCTGGTCAGCCATTCTGTTACTATTTTCTAAAGTCAGCATACGCTCTTCAGTCTCGAGCTCCTCTTGTGTAATCACACCATCTCCGTCTAAATCATGTTTAAGATTTGCCATGTTAAAAACTACCTCGATTTGAAAACAGCCAGGCTATTGATGAGATAAAAACAACTACGATTAAACCTAGAAAAACAAATGCTATTGCTTCAACGAAATGCCTACGTGCTTCTCTCTGAGCGTATAAAGTTTCTTGTCTTTGTTTGCGAATATCTCGCTCCATTTTGATAAGTTCTTGCCAAGCACTAGGCCCACACATAGAAGATATTAACTTACGCAATTCATCTCTTTGATTCTCAAGTTGTTTCTTCTGAGTAAATAACTCTATAGCTTCTTGTTCTACAGATGCACCATTAAATAATTTCTTAAATATAGGTGGATTTTTAGCCTCATGGTGCGCTCTATCAACATCAGATACAGCAGACATCCATCGAGAAAGGTCTTTGCCCATGCTCTCGATGTCTCTTCCAATAGAAACACCCTTTTTAAGGGCGTTAAAAGCACTACCAGCTATTGCTATAGCGGAAATAGGGTCCACCATTTACTTGCTCAAGGCTCTATCTAGCTTATCTTCTAAACGATGCAATGCCTCCATTACCTGACGCATATCATCACGCAACTCTACCTTAGTCGCATAGTCTTCTCTAGTTTTGTTTAACAATATTTGCAAACGCTTTACTTCTGCAAACATCTGACGAAATGCCCAGAATGCTGGTGCAATAATCATTGTAAGAATAATGTTCCAAAATAACATTGCGTCTAATTCCATTACACACCAGCCCAAAACATTTGAAATGTATTATGTGCCTTGGCTCCTTTGCCTTGTGTAGTATCATTAGGTGGTTTTGATGTTAAATTATAAGCAATTCTTGCATGGTGCAAACCACCATTACTTAAAGTTACAGAAGGACCTTGCAACCAGATAAAATCACCATTAGTTACTGGGCTACTTGATTCAGCATAAAGAAAAGGCTCGCCATTAGCTTGTGAAACAGCACCTAATCCTCTTATAGGTAAAATACCACTGTTACTTGAATTATAAATATTGCTTATACCATTATTTGCGCCTGTATAAGTTGAGCCAGTAGCAGTGTTTATATTCCATGCATCAGCAGTGGTACCAGTTGCTGAAAGAGGAAGAAAAGTTTCCTGAATAACATCTTCATATGGTTGTGAGTTTATGGTTCCAGAAACTGTTGCATA